GATGCTAATGAAGAATTGCTAAATATATTAAGAAAAGAATATCCTGATATGGAGAAAAGAGGTGAGATATATAAAGTAGGTGTTTTAAAAACTGATTTAGTTAGACAAACACCAAGAAGATCAGGAAGAGCGGCACGAGGTTGGAAGCAGGACAAAAACTCTGTTAGCAATGATGTTCCATATATTGGTAGGCTAGACAGAGGTTATTCAAATCAAAAACCACGTGGCTTTACAAAACAAAGCATACGTAAAACAATTAGAAAAACATCAAGGAGTATAAGATGACCGAAAGTGCAATTGAAAAAGCAAGGAAACACTTTGCTGACAAACTCACAGGCGAACTACAAAAGATACACGTTGCTGAATGGGATATGGACGTATATTATAAAACTATCAATAGTTTTGCTATTGAAAGTAAAATTATTGAACTAACCCAAAAGGGCAAAATCACAGAAGCATTGATTGAAACACTTATCCAAAAAGCATTGGATAAAAACGGTAAACCGTTGTTTACAAAATATGACAAAACAACATTTATAAATGAAGTTGATCCAACTGTTATTACAAGAGTAGTAACACAAATCAACGCTACTGATGTTGTGGATTTTGAGGCTGTATCAAAAAACTAAAAGAGGATAGGGATTTACAACTTATTATGCGTATAGCAAAAGAACTACACAAAAGCATAGAAGAAGTAATGGCCCTCTCTGTCCTAGAAGTTAACTTATGGGCCGCTTATTTTGTAATGGAACAGGAGGCCGTCAAAAATGCCCACACAAACAATAGACATCGTCGCAAGAAATAAAGCGGCGGCTAGTTTAAAACAGGTTAATACACAACTCAACACTATTTCACGTAGTGCTAACAGCATTAATGATGGATTCAATAGGTTACGTAATTTAGCATTAGGTGTGGCTGCAGCAGTTGGTGGTATCAAATTTGCTAAAGGCTTTTTGGATACAGCAGTAACATTTGAGCAGTTAGGTATACAGTTAAAGTTTATTACAGGATCAGCGAAAGAAGGTGCTAAAGCACTAGACATTGTTGCTGAAGCG